CCGCATCTACAGTAAATGTAAGATCATAAGGGTCGGCATCAGTTCCAGCGTCTGTATCAGTCCAGTTGGTTGTTATCCCTGAACCAATAAACTTTACTTCTTTAGCGTTGGATATTGTTACTTCAGTACCATCATCATCTTCTAATTGGAATGAAGTCATCTCACCTCCACCTGTACCAGCTCCAATATCTGATAATACCTGTGAGCCTGTCCTATAATCTACATTACCTGAACTATCTAATACCAAGAACTTATCAGTATCTGTACCTGCGGCTGCAACTGTTCCTAATGATAAAGAGCCAGCTATAGTTAAAACACCGTCAGCTAGAGTCAGTAAGTCAGTATCGTCAGTATGACCTATAGTAGCACCATTGATAAGAACATCATCTATATCTAATGAACCACCAGAAATAAGTCCAGTTGTTGTAATAGTAGATGAACCATTATCAATATTTCCAAAACCAGATGTAATAGAACCTGTATCTAAAGCTCCTGTAGTAACAATATTAGTTCCACCTACATTATGGCTTGCAAAGTAAGTCGAAACAGTGTCAACATTAGTCATTCTCATAGTGCCAGCATCATTTATCAAAATACCATCACCACTTGCTACGGCTGTAGTTCCTCTTGCAGTTCCTCCGTCTATTAGGTTTAGTTCTGCTGCAGTTGAGGTAACAGCTGTAGCGTTTAATGTAAGTTTCCCATCACCAATTACTACAACGTCATTGAATGTAGCTTTACCAGCTTCAGACATATCAAAGACTAAAGCATTAACATTTGAGCCTCCATCATTACCTGCTATAGTAAAATCTGCATCGGAAGTTCCTGTTTTCAGTACCCAACTACCACTTGAGTTAGTAAAAGATAATCCTGTCGTATCACCAGAACCTGCCTTAAAAGTTATATCATCACCATCTGCATCTAATACAATATCTCCTGCTACATCAACAGTTAAATCTCCTGCTGCTACGTCTATTTCTCCAGCATCAGTAAGATACAAATTTCCTTGAAGATATAAGTCTTGCCATGCAGCACTCGCTGAACCAAGGTCGTATGAATTATTATTCGCAGGAATTATATCTCCAACAGGTGACCATGTAGTATCCCATACAGGAATGTTTGAGCCACCCATCGTGAGTACAGCTCCCTCAGTTCCCCTTCCCAGTCTTGTCAACTGGGTTGAGGATGATGCATACATGATATCCCCGGTAGCTTGAGAGTCGAATACGTGACCATCAACTGCTTCATATTCGTCTTGGTCTAATTCAGTACCAACCGTCTTATGTTTAAATTCATTTGCCATTAGCTTGTTTTCACCTCAGATAAATCTAGTGATAATATGTACGATCTTTCTATCGCTGCAGAAGATGTTCTTCTGACGTTTCTTCCTATAGGAACTAATGCCCTATCCGTTATTCTTGTTCTATATTGTGTACCGTCTAAATCAGTAAACAAAACAAAAGCCTGTTGTCTCAATGTATCTATATTGGATAAGACGGTTGATAATACTTGCGTATCACCCGCTCCTCTTAACCTTTTTGGTGTCATTCTAGCATCTAGTAATTTTGCTTGCAATTTCCAATTCAAAAAATTAACAGGATTAAATATTGAATGGAACACCATATTTTTTATTCTTGGAGGCATAGCTGTAGTCGAATTTGAAGCGAATTCGAACTTAAATCGGATTCGTTTAAAAGTGATTGGAGATGTCAAAGAAGCAGTTAAAGTCTGACTTCCTGATGAATTAATAACCCCAGAACTACCAAATGTTGTCCACGTACTAGAATCTGAATCATTTAAAGCTGACGTTTCTATTTTGTAAGAAACTGTAACTGTTCTATTGGAATCTAAATTCTCACCTTCAAGAGTAAGTTTTACTGCTGCTTTCTCCTGGTCCGGAAAGTTAAAATCCATAAATGAAGTATAAAAAACTCCTTTTTTTCTTATCAACCGACTAGAGTTTAGCGCAGGGTGCTGGTTTTCTATAGGGAATCTTAATCTAATAATTCTAGGTTCTACATTGGATTGAGCGCCATCAGAACTACTTGTACTAATATCTGAATTTACAAATTTACCGAAAGCAAAAAGACTAGATTTACTATTCGTATCATCTTTATATCTAGCTAACTCTTGTATTTCGTCTACAAGAAAGCTACTGATCGTATGAGAGACCAATTCAGATGGTGCTTGTGGGTTATCTCTCTGATTTGACATAGATAATAAATAAATTCTTTGTTTTTTATTTGCTGCAGTCGGAAATGAAAAAGGAAATGAATAAGGAAAGGAAATAAAGTCATCTTTCAAATCATCAGGTACAGTTACATATATATTATTTACATCCTGTGCTATAGCTGATGCTCTACCACCAAATCCTATAAAACTTGTTGCCCTAAACAAATAGGACACATCTTCCCATTGGTCTCCGGGTATAAGAAAGGGGATAGACCAAAAGGCTCTATCTCCTGAAGTAGCATAAATTCTTCCTGACCGGGAAATAACCTTTTTAAAGTTGTTGCTTCCTGAAAAGAAGTTTGCTTCTGGAGAATTGTCCTCAAATTGGTTGAAGTTTCTGTCGTATGAAAATAGTCCATCTTCTTTACCTACTAATAAAACATCATTCGCAGCAAATAAATTTGTCACTGCCTTGTCACTATCACCTACAGTCATTTCTGAACCCCAAGAAGTTGCATCATCTGGGTTTATTGAGAAAGCTATGTTATTACTTCTAGCCTTTGCTAATGCAAAATCACCATTAGCATTTCTTGCTCTAGCAAAATACTTTGCGTAATTCTGATTAGCTGTCCCTGATGATGCTGCTGTAAATGCTGCTGTTGTACCGTCTGGTGCTGTAGCTGTCTGATACGCAGTCGTATCACCTCTTGCAACAAACAATCTACTTGTTCCGTCTCCAGAATATACTGCTATATCTGTATATGCAGTAGTATTGGCTTTAGGACCTACGCTATCCCATTTCATGTTGGATTCATCCCATTTTAAAATATGATATCCACATGGCATATACAAAGAGCCTTGGAACTCAACTGCCTGTGCCGGGAAATCTATTCCCCCTAAAGGAATCATACATAGATCGTCTATATGAAATACATCACCGTTAGTTCCAACTGTAAATTTAACTTCTACTTTACTTGCTGAACCATTTAGTGTCTTATCTACTTGCACCAATGTCCAATCTGTTGAGGTAACTGTTGATGAATCAGTAGCAGATACTCCATCATCTACTGTCATTTTAATGTTCCCAGAACCAGATTTACGTTTTACATATGCTACTACTGTCAGCTTTACACCTTGCAAGGCGTTTTTAGTTGAAGTAGCAACTCTCTGATATATTGTTCCGTTTGTCGCACCTGCGGTTAGTTTTGCAGACTGATTACCAGAATGAATATCAGCAGTCGTAGTAGTTTCAGCCGCTAGAGTTATATTAGACGTAGTCCATTCTCCTGTAAAATCACCTTCAAATCTAGGGTCTATTAAAAATAAATCAGCTTCATCTTCTTGATAACCTAATGTTAGTTCGTCTTTGAACTGTGCTAGAACTCCGTCTGAATACCCATATCGAGCTTCTTTCCCGAATTCTTTGTCATTTCCCTGCCCAAAACCTCTATGAAAAGACGATACGTCATATGCCATAGCTAGTTGAGGGTCGATCTGTTGATAATTAGCATCATCTGTTGGTTGTCTAGGAGGTAAAAAAGGTGTAGTTCCTGTTTGGTATCCTCCAATTAAATCAGGAGAATCCTTATATAAAGTTAGTTCTACTTTATTAGAAGACCCATCTGTGTTTTGTATTACTATGTCAGATTGCTGTGCCATCTATACTGCCACATTCCTTACCATCGCCATAGAAGGCATTTTGCCTCCAGCTTCACCGGCTCTATTACGGAAATGATTATATCTATTTATAGCTTCTCGTTGTTCAGATGTGTCTAAAGTGTCTATTTCCCCTTGGAATAGCTCCATAGCAGCGTAATTATATAACATTCGCCTCTGGGATTGGTTTAGTTCTATAGTATTTGCTCCTGTGGTACTAATTTCAGTGAAATCTAACATCCCCATACCTCGTACCAAAAGATTTCTGTCTTGTGGGATACCTTCAAGGATTCTTATAGCATCACCTTCTTCTCTCCATGCAAATAATTTATTTATAGGAACTCTTGGTATTTCTGATTGACCTGCTGTAGCTATTATCTCATCAGCATAGAATACAAATGCAGTACCACTAGTTGCGGACACACCTACCTTGATACTGGAACTTATTCCATCTGCCACTAAAGTATGAGTTAATCTTTCCCAACCAAGACCGCTATGTGTAGAACCTACACTAACGCTACCGGAATCAAGCTGTATTGCTGCACTTACTCTACTAGCAGTTCTGCTATATACCCATATGCCGACATTTATTTCTTCTCCGACATAGTTTGTACCTGATGGTACAGTCATAAGCAAAGTAGCTGTCTGGCTAGCTGTAACAGTACATTTACCGGATTGTGTTCCTGCATAAACCATAAAATTATCTGGCCCTGTAGTTTCTTCTTCTGCTGTTAATGCAATATAGTCACTTGTGGATGTCCAATCTGTAGTTATCGTACTATTTTCAAAATCACAGTTCAATGTACCTACTATATTATTACCATAAGATTTAGCATCCATCCGTGGTTCTACAGAAAGTTGTCTTACATATCCTGCAGGAATAGATGTAGGTCTTGCGTATAACTGCTGTGAAGGAGCTAATGTAAGGCTTCTATCATTTACTTCCACGTAAAGGGCTGGAAAGGCACTCTGTGCGCCTGTTTGAAGGGTTTCTAACAAAAGGTTTGGGTCATATCTATATACTTCAAAAGTAGTAGAACCTGATTCTGAAGATAAATTTGTACCAGTAACAGTTATAGTTCCTGATGACCCAGTATAATCACTTATCCTTCTTATTGTATTATCGTTATTACCGCTTGTACATCTGACATAAAAATCATTCAGAATATCATCTGCGGTAAAACCTCTGTCTGTTAATGCTGTAGCTATTACACTTGTTCCTGCACCAATATTAGTTGATGTAGAAAATGAACCTATGTACGCACCTATTCTTCTGGCGTACTCTGGAAGTATTGTGTCTACAGTTGATGTTGTTGAAATAGTTGCTGGCATTATACTAGTACCGCCATGTAATGTATTTTGTCTCCGTTAGTTGCGGCATCACAGTAAAACTCTGATAAGTCTCCCGGTCTGCCTTCAGTAAAATCTACCGAATCATTTCCACCTGCTGCAGCAAATTCTAAACCTGCTACAGAAGCCGAAACGGTAGATGCACCGACATACGTGATTCCAGAATTCCCCGGAGGTGCTTGAAATCTCACACGTCTGATCGGTGTTGGTGTTGATGTAACCTGTACTCTAGTTCCTGCTGTACTTACAGTAATAGTACCTGCTGTAAAAGTTGCCAAGTATCATTCTCCTGTTATTTCCGCCAGTTGTTCGTGAGTAAAATGTTTTTCTTTTAACTCCTGAAATCCACTGGGGTGAGTAAGAATAGTTATAACCTTACATCCTCTTTCGTCAGGTATCGCAATAAACTTAGGTTTCTTTTCGTTAACACGCTTTATAGCTTCTTTACGTTTTAAAGCAGCGAAATCAGTTGTTTCTAACTGAGCTTTCGCTTGTTCATACGCTTTCTTTGCAGCAGTATCACTATTATTACTATGTTTACCTACTACTTCTTCCGCTATTTGCGCTATAGACTCACTATCACCATAAGCATATCTGTTATCCGGTATTAAGACTTTCATGTCCTTACCTTCAACATCTACTTCAACCCAAGTTTCATCTTGTTTGCTTACGAAATGGTTTTTACCATGTGCCATTAGATCGCATCCACAGAAGACTTTACGCCTGCTCCGGCTGTACCGTATGCAACTTTTAAAGATGCACTCCCAGCAGATATAAATCTAACCGAATCTAAAACATCTTCTCCTTTTAGAGTGATACTTCCATCGGCTGCTATTAACGTACCTGCTGAAGTTGTAGGGTTACTTCCATCATATCTGAAACGAACAGCTGCTGTATCACATTGGATGTATGCTTCTGTTGCCATATCTGGAACACTTGCAAGTCCAGCTACTGTATCGGCAGATAATGTTAATGTTTCATATCCTATATTAGCCATATTGTTTCCTCAAATAAGGTAGGGGAGAAATAAATCCCCCCTACACTAATTGCTATTTTAGTTAGCTGCTCCAACCACACATATCCAGTTTGCTACAACTGTTGAACCACCGTCTGATGCCCAATAGCAAGTTGCCGACTCATTTGCGGCTGGCGTTCCTATTGTGGCACTACTGTTAGCTCCATCTTTTATGGTGAGAACCTCTCCACCTGTGTTATCTATGTGGACAGTACCACTTCCATATGCACCCATGTCAGGTAGGACTACGTCTCTAGCACTTCCATTCGCATCTAATGATAGATGATTAGCAGAAGTCGCTGTAAGCGTCAGTGTACCTGTCAGAGTAGCGTTAGTTGTATGGGTTTGATATTTATTCGCTGCACCTATACTCATTTTATTTATCCTCCTGATGTTTGGCCCTAATATGTAATTTAACGCCACCATCAGACTTAAACCTTCGCCTACATCCTTTTACGGTGCATTTGAAGGGGTTTATTTTATTATTTTCTCTTGTATCTCGTTTTTTCAACCTATCATCTAATTGTGCTAACCCCTCTTCCAAATTGCTCTTACCTGTTGCAACCGTAGAATCGGCTTCTAACGTCTCAAGCTCTTGCGGGCGAGCCATGAGCCAATTTTTTTCTACTGCGGTAGCGAGTCCGTGGGTCGTACCCGGATATTCAAGAGTTTCCCATACTCCGTTTACTTCACGATAAAATATCGCAGTATCTGGAGTAATGTACTCAGGTAAAGGCAGCGTTTCCTTCCCATGTTTTTTCAAATATGCATTAACCTCTTCTGGATAGTTACGAGTAACTTCATCCTTCCAATATTTTTGCATTTGTTCAGGGGGTGTAACTACTGGTTGTATAATCACCTGCGACCTCTCTTTCCTCGTTTACGTTTTTTCCCACTAATTTTAGAGTTAGCTTCGACTGCGCTGTCTACACTAGTCTCAATATTAGGAGGAGGAGTCCAATCATATAATTTTCTTGTCGAATCAATCTCTGACACAATAGTGCCATTAATTTGACGAGAAGTTGTATAAGGTTTGGTTAGTAATCTATTCGTCATGTGATTCGGAACGACTAACTTTGAACCATCTCTTTGGTCGTAAAGTGTCACCTTCTCCGCACCGGGCGGAGTATCAAGGTTTAGCTCTGCGATGGCATCGCCAAGGAACTGTTTTACTCTCCCTTGTTTTTTCGCTATCCATTGCGAGGTATCCTGAGTCATCATAACAAATAAATCCTAACCATATTCTTATGTAGTTGATGCGCTTGCGAGAGAATGAATTTCTACACCCCACTCGTCAACGACTTGCGATTCACCCCAAGTTCCCACAGTTACTATTTCTGTGCCTCGAAGTGAAGCATCTCTTTCTTCTTCAGCATGGATTTCTATTTCCATAGCAAGAGCCATTGCTTCTTTTGCAAAAACTCCGCCTTTAACATTAGTTGCAGTAGCAATGTTTCCATCCTCGTAAATCGGTACACCGAATACGGGGTCGTTACCTCGCCAATACGTTCTCAAAATGTCTGCTGACGGCCCATCAGGGATTGCCCCTGCTGGCATAGATGTTCCTCCACCTGTTATACCTGCCATGTCTTGGGTAAGCCTACGAATCTGCTCTGGGTTTAAAACCGCATTTGGTTTACTTGGAGCAGGTCCATAAGAGCCAGACGAGTTATCTGTACGTAAGTATGCAACTGCACCAGCGATAGTTTGAAGTGTCGCTGCTGAACCTGAACCCGGTACTGATTTTGAAAAAGAATCTAGTAGTGTAAGGAGGTCACCATCAAGTAATCGACCTACTGCTCTTCCGTGCATAGTGCCGACTGCTGATAATACATCCTCGTTGTTCTCATGCTTTAGCCTGTCTGTGATAAATGAAAGAATTCCGTGTTCAGACGCTGTCAAACTAACAATAGTTGATGACATCTGTTGAGGAACTGCAATATCTACACCTTCAGTTAAAGCTACCGCAGATTGTCTACCCCAAATTGGTATTGTAACCTGTTTACTGCCTGACGGTATGTCATAGCGAGAAACAAGGTCCATCATTGGCGCAGATTGTTCTACGTTAGCAATTGCTTCAGCGATAAGGGTTTTTGACATGCTTGTCAACCCAGTGGTTGACGAAAGCGATAATCCTGTTGCCATTATCTTAATTTCCTATAAAGTTGCCGAGCCGCCTTTTGCCATTTGAGATTTTAGTTCTCTATATTGGTTAGAGTTAATACTTCCATCTGCAAACAACGTAGCAGCTTCGGATAAAGTTCTAATCGTTTTGGCAGTTTTTTGTGGCGCACCTTGAGTTGTAGGAGCGGGAGGAGTGGTATTGTTTTGTGACTGCTGTTGAGGCACTGTGTTTTGTGGTCTTAACCTATTAAGGTTTGATTCCACTACTTTCACTGCTTCACTTACAGACATGTTCTGTGACCAGTTGTTTTCCGGATTAGGACCTGTCCATAATCTGCTATCATCTAAACGAATATTCATCCCAGCTTGAGAAATTCTACTCTGCACTTCATCTGCAAGAAGTTGTAACTTCGCTTCTTCTCTAGGGTCTAACTGTGACTGCTGTGCAGTCTGGTTAGGTTGTGCTACAGAAGACGCAAGCTCTGCTTTTTGCTTGTAATACTCGACCTGTTCTTCAGGAAGTAGCTGGCTTATTCTAGCCTCTTCTTCTTGATCGAACCTTTCTCGTATAGGTTTAAGTGTAGCGTCTACTTTCTCAATAATACGCTGTTCCATCTCAATGGTTTTACGCCCAAAAGTATCAGCAAATCCACCTTTGAATTTACCCAGTTCATCCCGTAGGATTTCATCAACACCGAGTTTTGGTGGTGGTGCAGCCTCTTGTTGCTGTTCACCCGTAGGCTGTTCAGTTTGAGGAGCTTCTTTCAAAGCCTCCGCTGCTAAGTTGTCAGCTTGCTGGTCAACAGCAGGCTGCTCTGCTTGTACGTTTTGTTCTTCTGCCATATTTTCTACCCGTAGGAAGTTTTGTAAAAGTAAAATGCCCATAGGCATCTACAACATAATATAAATGATTTTTTTTAGAAAGGCAAGCCTTTAAGGCATATCTTGAATACGCCAGTCGTAATTATGAGCTAGTAAGGCAGCTTCTCTTCCTTTTTCTATATCATCCCCATAAACTAATATGTTATGTGGGTGTTTAGGCATTTTTACTCCCCCAATTTGCCATCTGACAAGAAAGCGATCTAATAATATATCTTGCTTTCTCATAGATTCTCTAACTCGCCTTAACGTAGATAAAAGATTTTTCAACATAGGGCTATCAAGCTCTAATTGCTTCTGTCTATCCGATGTTCCCCTTTGCCATTCATCATATAAAAGTCTTATAGCTTCATATTGAGGCATAGTATTAAATACTGCGTTTTCTGAACCATCCCAATAATACCTAAAATCCTCTAATCCTTGATAATATTCTGCCATCAAAGGACTCTGATTGCTTAATGCGCTTGTAAGATAATTACTGGTATCTATATATTCTTCCATCCCCGGATAATCTCTGAAGAAATCCTGTTGTAATTTATCTCTCATTGCGTAATCAACCACTCCTATTTCTATCTTCTCTCCCTGTGAGCCTCTAACATCTTTCTCACTAGCTTCAATGACTCTTTCATAATATTCCTGCACTAATTCATCAGCATGTTGTTGCGCTATATCTCCATTAGCTCTTCTGTCTCTAAAATATTGGTCTATAGCTATAGAGTCTTCTTCTTTCTGTAATTTACGTCTGGATACTCTTCGGTTTCTTGAGGCTTCTTTAGCAAACTTAGCGATATCTCCTAGAGAAAAGGTTCTGTCTCCTGCAGCATATGCTTCTACAAGCGGCCGTACAGTATTATTCCACGCTTCATTGATAGCATCTGATTTTACTTTTTTCTCCTCCATCAATCTATCAAAACCTTCATCTCTTCCCATACGTAATTCTCGAACTTGCTCATCCAATATATCTAATTCTGGATTGTTCTCCTCTTTTTGTTTGTTTCTTATAAATAATTTTTCGTTATCAGTTAACTGTTCCCATTCCATCTCGAATTCTTCTATAGCTAACATATCTCTAAGTTCAGTTCTTTTGTTATATGGACTAGAGGGGAATGACCTAGACCCTAATACTTCAGATACTATAGAAGGAACACCCGCTCTATCAAATCCGTTATTAAAAACTAAACCTTCTGCCCAGAAAGGTAATGCTTGTCCTGCAAAATGCTTTGACCAATCTACTGGGGTTTCTAATTCTTGCCCAAGAAAATCTGACCCAGTGGCTATATCTGTTGCTAAAGATGTGCTAATAGGAGTTCTTCCTCTAAAGAATTTAATTATTGGATTATTGAATACTCTGTCTTTAAAAGTAACCCCAGGTCTGTCATCCATAAAGGCAACTGCTTCTGGGTCTGATATCAATCTAGCTGAAAGAGTAGCAAACTGTCTAAAGAAAGTAGCTGGACCAATATAATCTCCATCTATCTTTATAGTCAGAAACGCACCACTTGTAGGGTCAAGCTCAGGCTCTTGACCTAAACTTCTAGCTGTATGTATATATATAGGAATTGCAACTGTTAATGCATTAGTCAGTATTCTTCTGGCTTCTACTCCACCTACATCACCACCAAATGCTTTTGCGATCAGAGCCATCGAAGCTCTGGTATATCTAGGTGAGAAAAATATCCAACTAGCTTCTAAATCTCTTTGTGTAGGAGATATTCCTTGTTGTACTGCACTAAATCCACCAGTTGAGTAATTTATAAATTCAGATAAAGATTCTCTTAGTAATGCCCGTTCTGCAGGGTCTGTAACATTTTCCCATAAAGGTTTATATGATTTATATAAATAATGTCTTGCAGAGTCCATTGACGCATAAAAAGACCTTTCCAGATGCTCCTGTACAGGACCTACAAGTTTAGTTTCTATAGGGTTTCTTCCCCCGGGGAATCTACCAAAAATACCTAACGGACCAGAACTGTTTCTTAAGTTATCATATACATCTGTACTGTATTTATTCAATGAAACTCCCATAGCAGCCATATCATCAAAGTCATCTAGATTATCCCAGACATATTTTTCGTATCTATCTTTTTTTATAGATAGTATGGCTCTTTTCCAAACCTTTGCATAATCTAAAGGTCTGATAAATAACAAAGGTAAGGTGTTAATCCCCATGAATCCAAAGTCGATACCAGCTCTCAATCCACGTAACGGCCCAAATATTTCATCATTTATCGCTTTGGTAAATCCGCTCCATCCACCTCTCTCTGTCACATTATAATGTCGTTTTAATAAATTGGCAGTTTCTGGACTAATCCTCAGAAACGCTTGTGCTTGTAATTCAAGGTTGGTTAACTGTGCTTGCGTTGTCTTGCTTCTTTCACTTTTTAATATATCTTCATACTGTTCGGTAACAAGCCTTGGTATATCTTTTCTTTCCATTTGAGCCAAAGCCATTGAATTCATTCTGTTTTCGTATGACGCTAAAGTCTCACCTTCTACTCTTGGTGCTATGATATGAGCTTTTTCGTGATATTCTACAAATTCACGATACTCTGCTTCAGTTTTAAATTGTTCTAGTGGTAGAGGGTCAACATCTTCTACATCAGGATTTGTCCACTTTTTTGCTTTAAAATCATCTCTTATTTTATGTGGATTTATGTAAATTATTTCATTATCTGTCCATCCTGCTACTCTTCTTCCAGTTGGGCTTTTTGCTGTTCTTTCAAGTATTATCCAGTTTCTATCTTCTGGAATTGTTTCCCATTGTTCTAATTTCTTTTCTCTCTGTTCCTTAGACAGTTTTAGCCACTGGAATTTCAACGATCTTTCTAAATCGTCTCTATTTCTTATCCTTATCGCCTGTTCTCCATATTGTATTGTTATATCGCTCAGTTTAGTTCCTGTAGCAATCAACTCTCCGTCAAGAATTTTCTGAGATGCTTGTAATGTAGTAAGATTCCTCTTTTTTTCTATACCTTCTTGTCTACCCATTCTCTCTCTAGTAAAAATTAAACTATCCCATAGCTCATCTTCTGAGGTAAGACCATCTACTTCATCTTTAAAATTAGGGTTTTTCTTGAACATATGAGGAACAAATACACCATCTACACCTCCCATCATTTTTATATATTCCAGAGCTTCATCATCATTAGTTATATTTACCGTGTGTGTATTCCCTTTGTTATCTTTATATTTTGCAGAGCCAAGTTTTAGCAAGTCGTCTATTTGTCTTCTGAACCCATAAATACCTGCTTGATGTAGCCATCTCTGGTTTTCGGTTATAAGATGTGCTTGATCGACATGTAATCTTGCTCTAAGGGCTGGACCTTCTAGCTCTGGATTTATCTCACCCTTTGCATTTTTTACAGAAGTCGGAACATCAAATGTTACATAATCTTCATCCACTATCACACTGCCATCATCAGAAGGCTTTATTTTTTTAGTAGAGCGATCATAATTCTTTCCAAGAGTTTCATATATATGTATTGAAAACGCAGCCTCTCGCCCAGATGGGTCTAGTGTTTCCCAAGGAATAGGATTCCCAGCATCATCTATAAAGATGTTTCTATAATAACCAGCATCGTCTTGAGGTATTGCTCTTCCT